CATGTCGCTACCAATAGTGACAACCCTCGTGCCTATGAAGTTGCTGGACAAATCATCAAGACTATGGGTGAACAAGCTAAAGACATGATGGAAGTCCAAGAGAAGAAACATCGAATTGAAAAAAATTCGGATGCACCCAAGACTATTAGTAAGACAACTAACAACCTAGTATTCACTGGAACAACTTCAGAACTTATGAAACAATTGAAAGCAGAGAACGAAAAAATTATAGACCATGAGCAAGATTGAACAATCATATCACGGTAATCCTAATCTAAAACAAATTGGATATCTACACGATTTTTCTAAAGAACAACTAGAAGAATTAATTAAGTGTGAAAGTGACCCCATTTATTTTATAGAGAATTATTGTAAAATAGTTACATTGGATAAAGGTCTACAAGCTTTTAAACTGTACGATTGTCAGAAGAAAAAAGTTGATTTCATTATGAATAATAGAAAAACTATTCTAATGGAAGGTAGACAGCAAGGTAAAACAGTAACAGCTGCCGCTTGTCTGTTACATTACACGGTTTTTAATAGTGACAAGACAGTTGCTATCATGGCAAACAAAACTGCGGCTGCCAGAGAAGTGTTAAACAGATACCAAACTATGTATGAGAATCTTCCTATCTGGATGCAACAGGGGGTTAAGACATGGAACAAGGGTGATGTAGACTTGGAGAATGGTTCTCGCGTGTTTACATCTGCAACCACTGCCTCTGGTATTCGGGGTAAATCAGTTAACTGGTTGTACATTGATGAGGCTGCAATCATACCAAACAATATAGCAGATGAATTTTTTGCATCTGTGTACCCTACTATCTCTGCTGGTGAGACCACAAAAATTCTTTTGACATCTACACCATTGGGATATAATCATTTTTGGAAGTTTTGGAATGAATCGGACAAGGGTACTAATGGATTTGACAATATGTTCATTCCATATACTGAAATTCCAGGCCGAGATGACGATTGGGCAGAAGAACAACTTAAATTATTAGGTGAGGTTAAGTTCAACCAAGAAGTTTTATGTGACTTCTTAGGGTCAAGTAATACATTGATTAACGGTAAATCCCTTGGGGTAATGTCTTCAATAGACCCAATTTATAAGAAAGATGGTCTGGACATTTATGAAGAACCTCAAGAAGATAAATATTATGTCATATCGGCAGATACCTCTAGGGGTATCGGTGGTGACTACTCTGCTTTTATAGTAGTGGACATCACTCAAATGCCGTTTAAGGTTGTTGGTAAGTATAGGGATAACAAAGTTTCCCCATTATTATATCCAGATTTTATTAGTAAAGTCGCAAAAGATTTTAATGATGCTTATGTGTTACTTGAGACAAACGATATAGGTCAACAAGTAGTAGATATACTTCACCAAGAACTAGAGTATGAGAATATTTTTAGTTGTGTACAGGAAAAGAACAAACAATATGTTTCGCCTGGCTTCGGAAAACAAAGTACTCTAGGGGTGCGAACATCAAAAGCAGTAAAAAGACAGGGATGTTTGGCACTAAAAAGTTTGATTGAAGAACAGAAGTTCTTATTATTTGATGCTGAGTGTATAAGTGAACTCTCAACTTTTGTTGAAAGAAGTGGTACATTTGCTGCTGATGAAGGTTACCACGATGACCTTGCAATGTGTATGGTACTATTTGCATGGTTATCTACTAATACATTCTTTAAGGATTTGACTAATGTTGATATTCGTGACAATTTGTATAATTCACAAATGAGAATGATAGAAAACGATTTGACACCATTTGGACTTGTTGTTAATGGACATGAACCAGAGGCAGAAGTGATGGGTGGTGACTATTGGATATGGGCAGATGAGAAAGAAAAAATTTTATAAATAATTGTTAGGAATAACTATTTAGTCAAGATAGATTAAAAACGAAATACGAAGGAGAACAAAATGGCTTTCCAATTATCGCCGGGCGTCTTAACGAAAGAACAAGACCTTACTAATGTTGTCCCCGCTGTAGCCACCACAATTGGTGGAATATCGGGAGACTTCCAATGGGGGCCTGCTCATGAGATTGTTGCTGTAAGTAGCGAAAACAATCTTGTAGAAAGGTTTGGTAAACCCACATCAAGTGTATATTATGACCACATGGTAGCATCAAGTTTCTTGGCTTACGGTTCACAACTGTTAACTATCCGAGAAGTTGGTGCAGCTGCTAGAAATGCAGTGAGCACTGGTACTGCTGTAATAATTAAAAACCGAGGACTGTATGACGAGAACTATGCATCTGGTCAAGGTAGTGTTGGCCCTTGGGCTGCAAAGTATGCTGGTACTCTAGGTAATGCTCTTAAAGTAGAAATTGCAGATATCACTTCTGCATCTGGATTATCAGTCGGTTCAACAACAATAACCGCTGCTGGTTCTGGATATTCAGCCGCAACAGTAACATTTTCTGACCCAACAGGTGTAACTCCTGCTAACGGTGGTATTACTGCTACTGGTACGGTGGCTTTAAGTGGTAACAATGTTCAATCAATCACAATTACAAATCCAGGCTACGGATATACATCTGCGCCTACATTGACAATTGGTGGTGATGGTTCATCTGCAACTGCAACTGCTACGCTACAAACCGCGTGGACATACAAAGACCAATTTGATTTTACACCAACCACAACAACACACGCTAAGAACAATGGCGCAACATATGACATGGTTCATGTTATCGTTATTGACGAAACAGGTGAAATCTCTGGAACTGCTGGAACAGTCTTAGAAAAATTTGCTGGACTTTCCAAGGCATCTGATGCCAGAGATGATTTAAATCAAACAAACTTTTATAAAAATGTAATTAATGACCGTTCAGAATGGATATACTGGATGGATTATCCTACTACTGTCACATCGACATCTGGTAGTGCATGGGGAAGTTCTTCTGCTGGAGGAACTAGATTTGAAACATTGTCTGGTTCTGCTGCTGGAGATGTCTCAACTTCACTTGGAAGTGGTGTTGATGCTGCTCCTGCTACTGCTGACTTACAGTCTGGATATGGACTTTTCGCAAATGACGAATTAGTAGATGTTAACTTAATACTTAACTCTGCACACGCGACTGCTGTAGGAGATTACATTATCGATAATGTTGCTGAGATTCGTAAAGATGCAATGGTATTCATCTCACCACAGAGAAGTGCTGTAGTTAATAACGAAGGTTCAGAAGCAACATCAATTATTTCAACATCTGACCTTAATGCATATACTCGCTCATCATATGCAGTGTATGATTCTGGTTGGAAATATATGTACGACAAGTACAATGACCGATATGTCTACATTCCTTTGAATGGTGATATCGCTGGTACTTGTGTAGTTACAGATAAAGCAGATGACCCTTGGTTCTCGCCAGGCGGACTTAATAGAGGACAGATTAAAAATGCAATCAAACTTGCATGGTCACCTAATAAGGCACAAAGAGATACACTTTACACTAAAGGTGTAAACCCTGTAATCTCAACGCCAGGCAATGGTATCATATTGTTTGGAGACAAGACAATGCTTGATACACCAAGTGCATTTAACAGGATTAATGTCCGTAGGTTGTTTATTGTTCTTGAAAAGGCAATTGCAACTGCTGCTAAATTCCAATTATTCGAGTTCAATGATGCTTTCACAAGGGCACAATTTACTGCTCTAGTAGAACCTTTCTTACGAGATGTTCAAGGACGAAGAGGTATCTTTGATTTCCGTGTAGTATGTGACGAAACAAATAACACAAGTGCTGTAATAGACGCTAATGAGTTTAGGGCCGACATCTTTGTCAAACCTGCCAAGTCTATTAACTTCATCACTCTGACTTTTGTTGCAACCAGAAGCGGAATTTCTTTTGAAGAACTTGGCGGTTAATAGAGATAAATAAAAAAAGTTAGGAGAAAAAACAGATGAATATTGAAGAGTTTAAAGCCAGACTAGGTGCTGGAGGTGCGAGACCTAATCAGTTTAGGGTAAAGCTTGCCTTCCCTTCCTATGTAACTGGTGTTGACCCATCGTACAGTTTGCTCGTAACTGGGGCCGCCCTTCCCGCTTCCAATGTAAACCCTGCTATCATACAATATCGTGGTAGGGAAATCAAACTTGCAGGCGAAAGGATTTTTGACCCTTGGACTATTACAGTCGTAAATGACTCAGATTTTAGTCTACGAGCACCATTTGAAGCTTGGATGAACGGTATGAATAACCGCGAAACCAATGAAGCTATTACTTTGGAACCATCTGGTTACCAGAGTGATATTGTTGTAGAACATTTAGATAGGAATGACAAAGTGTTAGAGAACGGAACTTACACATTAAGAAACGCATTTCCTATTCAGATGTCAGAGATTGCACTAAACTATGCACAGAATGACATCTTTGAAGAATTTACGGTGACATGGCAATACACACATTATGATGTAGAATAATCTACAGGTTGAAGAAGGTATAAATTATGGAATTATTTGGATTTGAAATAAAAAGATCCAAGTCAGAGTCGGAAAAAAGTTTTGTTCCGCCACATGACGATGGGTCAATAGAAAGTATAAAAGCTGGTGGATACTACGGTACTTACTTTGATATAGAAGGAACTGCTAATAGTGAGACCATGCTTATTAAGAGGTATAGAGATATATCTCAAATGGGGGATGTTGATGCGGCCATTGAGGATGTTGTCAACGATGCCATTGCAAACTTGGATGATGAGAAACCTGTTAAGTTAAATCTTGACAATGTTCAACAATCTGCCACGGTGAAAAAGGCGATTGTATCTGAGTTTGATGGGGTTCTTAGGATGTTGGATTTCAACACTAGGGCCCAAGATTATTTTAGGCGATGGTATATTGATGGAAGAATATTCTTTCACAAGGTCATCGACACTGAAAAGCCTAAAGAAGGTATAAAGGATGTTCGTTATGTTGACCCAAGGAAAATCCGAAAGGTCAGAGAGATTAAAAAAGAGAAAGATAAATCAACTCAAGTAACTCTCGTTAAAGATGTACAAGAATATTTTGTGTTTGATGAAAAGGGAATTGCCACCAACTCGCAACTGTCCTATAGGTCAGAAGCAGTTAATGAAAAGGCAATCAAGGTTAGCAAAGATTCCGTTACATATTGTACATCGGGACTAGTTGACCAAGATAGGAATATACCACTTTCCTATCTTCACAAGGCGATACGCCCTGCTAACCAATTGAGAATGATGGAGAACGCAGTGGTTATATATCGTATCACACGCGCTCCAGAAAGAAGAATTTTTTATATAGATGTTGGAAATCTGCCAACAGGAAAGGCGGAACAATATCTAAAAGATGTTATGAGTCGCTATAGAAACAAACTTGTTTACGATAGTGACACTGGTGAAATAAGGGATGACAAGAAATTTATGTCAATGCTTGAAGACTTCTGGTTACCAAGGAAAGAAGGTGGCAGAGGAACAGAGATTCAAACATTGCCAGGCGGTGCTAACTTAGGTGAGATTGAAGATGTAGTTTACTTCCAAAAGAAACTATACCAATCTCTCAATGTCCCTGTTTCAAGATTGGAACAGCAGACAGGATTAAACTTTGGTAGGTCTGCCGAGATTACTAGAGATGAACTTAAATTTACTAAGTTTGTTTCAAAGTTGAGAAATAGGTTTAGTGGGATATTTGATGACCTACTAAAAACTCAACTGGTTTTAAAAGGGGTCATTAACGAGGAAGAATGGCCAGATATTAAGAATGACCTACAGTATATGTTTGCAAGTGATGCTTACTATACTGAGTCTAAAGACCAAGAGGTTCTTAGAAGTAGGTTAGAAATATTAAATGGTATAGTTCCATTTATGGGACAATTGTTTAGTAAGGAATATGTGCAGAAAAATATCATGCGATTCTCTGACGAAGAGATAAATATGATAGAAGGACAAATTGCAGCTGCCCAAGAAGCAGAAGCTGGTAATGAAATAACTAATGGAGATAAAGATGAGTGAAACAGATAATGTAGAAGTAGAAATTGCTGATGAAGTAACACCACAAGATGCTGTCAGAAACATGATGGATAAGTGGGCAGACGGTGATTATACTGGAGCAAATGATGAGTTTGCAAAAGCTATGGGTACAAGGGCGGATGAATTAGTATCTGCTAGGAAAGAAGATATATCAAATGCGATATTTAATGACCCAGAACTTCAGAAGATGGGACTTGAAGCTGCACCAGAAGAGATAGAACAAACAGAAACCGAAGGGGAAACTGATGAAGACATTTAAAGAGTTACGCGAAGAAGCGCAACCAGTAGAAAAACCTAGTAAGGAAAAAGCTACTGCTAACCATCCTGCTGAAGACGGCACGGAAGGTGATGTCAAGCCCCCAAAACAGGGAAGTTCGGATGACCCTAAACTCACACATATGTGTGCATTGAAGGTAGTCCATCCCAAATTCGGTGAGGGAAAACCGATAGTAGGTGAGCACGCTGAACCTAATAAAGAAGGGGAAATTGCTTGGTATCGGGTTATGTTTGAACATGGAGTGGAAATGTGTGAAACTTATTCTCTTGACATTTTACAAGAGGGCGCACACGGCAATCATTCCAAGAAAAAAGGATATTAGGAGAAACTAAATGGCAGTCGTAGTCGATGTTTTAAAACTTACTCAAGTACAAGGAGTATGTGCCGTTCGTGGGACAGCTGCGACAGGTACTATTGCTCTTGCAACCACTCTGAAAAAGAGTACGGAGACTCAAAGTTCTCCTAAGGCAGATATAAAAGCCATTCATTGGACTTTATCTGCAAGTGCAAGTGCAAAGATACAAAGGAATAGTGATGTTCTCTATGAATTAACAGAGAGCGGGTCACTAGATTTTTACGGATTCAATGACAATCACCAGAATGACCAAGATATAGAAGTCGTTATTGCTGGTGGTGCAGGCGGAACGGTAATAGTAGAGACTGCCAAGATAAGTGGATATGGTTCACAACAACACCAAGGTGCAGATGGAGACTTAGGATAATGAAACTCATAACAGAAACAACAGAAGATATTAAGTATCTAAAAGAAGAAAGTAACGGTAAGACAAATCTTTTTATTGAGGGAGTTTTCCTACAATCTGACCTTAAAAACAGGAACGGTAGAGTATACCCACGCGAAATTATGCAAAGGGAAGTAGACCGTTATGTAAAAGAAAGCATCGACAAGAAAAGGGCAATGGGTGAATTAGGACACCCAGACGGCCCAACAATCAATTTAGACCGTGTATCACATATGATAACTTCTTTGAGAGAAGACGGTTCCAATTATATTGGAAAAGCAAAAATTCTTGATACACCTATGGGAAACATCGTAAAGAACCTTATTGACGAAGGTGCCTCCCTTGGTGTGAGTTC